CTCCAACATCACCAACTCCAACTCCGAGTATTACTCCAACAAAAACCCCGACTCCAACACCGAGTTCAACACCAGGGTTTGACTGTGCATGGAGTGCAACCTCAGTGAATTGGGAATCCAATGTAAACGATTGGGATGTATGTGCACCACAACCGAGTCCATCTCCGACTCCAACGAGCACAACAACTCCAACGGTTACCCCTACAAATACAACAACACCAACCAATACACCAACCAATACGGTTACTCCGACACCGTCAGTAAGTCCTTCAGTGACACCAACGATTACTCCATCGTCATCAGGTATTCCACCGAGTCCATCAGTGACTTCAACATCAACTCCTACTCCTACCCCTACTCCACAAGGGGTGAGTGAAGCACAGACCTACATGTCAGCAGTTATCGCAGGTGGGGGAACTCTTGACGCAACCGCATCAGGAGCAACATACCAATTATTCTATGACCTGTTCAATTACGGTCTATGGTCTAAATTATACGCATTCTATCCACTTTTAGGTGGAAATAGTAGTGGAGGTCAATCAGTCAACGGAAAGACCCCTGGAACCCGTAATATGACGTGGAACGGTGGTCTTACATTCTCAACCAATGGTGTCGTTTCAAACGGTTCTAATGGATGGGGTAATACAAATTGTAATCCTGTCAATTTTGGTGGTATTGCGGATTTCCACATGTCGTTCTATTCAAGAACTGACCAACAGGTTGGAACCGCACAATTTGACATGGGGGTTTATCAAGATTCAGGAAGTAACCAAAGAACTCAATTAAACTCTCGTTCAACTTTGGATGATACAAGAGGTGTTGTAAACGCAACCACTCAAGGAACATTTTCAAATACCAATTCTCAAGGATTGTTTACCATCACAAGAAGAACAGGTCCTGATACTGAGTTCTATAAAAATGGAACAAGTTTGGGTAACTCTAACGTCGCTACCGTGGGTATTCCAAATGGTGTGATTGGATTATGTGCAAGATACTTGAGTGTGTCTGATACAATCTCAACTCCAACCACAAGACAATATGCGTTTGTGACGATTGGAACAACATTAACAGACAGTGAAGTATCAAATCTATACACAGCGATTCAGAACTTCCAAACAACATTAGGTAGACAGGTTTAATTATGAAAGTAGGATTATTAACAACAATACAAAAAGATACCCTTACAGGAGAAATGGTTGCTCCTGATTGGTATTTCTACCCTATCCAAATGGTAAATGGAGAATGGGTTATATCAACTCAAGAAATGGAATCTTCAGAGTTTCCTGAATTTGATTGGGTTAAAACTTTACCGCTGGTTGATTGGGTAGGTCCATATCAACCAATAACCGGAGATACCCCTAACTACTTCTCCCAATTCTTTTCAGGGGGAACAAACTAAAATATTTATAGATTAAATCAAAATGAGCACACTATCAGGTTCACAAATCAATCAAAGTTATCAGGGGTTAATCAAACTCGCTGATTCAACTACCGGTGTTACCACATCGTTACAAACCTTACAGGATGGTCTTGGTAATGATTTACCAATGGGGGTAAAAGAGGATTATTTCTACACACCAAACCAATACACATTCCCATTATACAAAGGAAAATACTATGGTCCTGGTTTCACAGCAACATCATCTGCTGGTGTTTCGGGAACTCAGAACACGGTATTTATTTATCCATTCCTTGACCAAGGATTGTATAGTTATTCTGCGATGACCTATAACTTAGCACAAGTTACATCTTCAAGTGATGTTGTAACCGCAGCGTTCTATGATATGGGTGTATATGAAGATGGTGGTTTATATCCCAAAAATCTTATCATGTCAGGTATCACTTTAGAATCAACAGGTTCATTAGGTAAGAGAGTAACAACTTTACCTTCTACATTGAGTTTTAGTGGAACAGGAGCAGGATTATATTTTATGTGTGTTAAAATCTCAAACGCTGGAGTAACTCCAACGGTTAGATACACTCAAACCTCAACAACTCAACTTGTAACAGGATTATCAAATTATGGTAACTATGAAAACACCGCAGGAACCGCAATCGCAGGTTCACAAGGTAGTGGTATTGTAAATTTATCTCGTCAAAGATTAACAACCGCAAATTTCCCTGTTACATTTACACAATCTGACATTTCAACAAGACAATCAACATCACCACAGGACATCGGATTTGTATTGAATACAATAAGATAATATAATGGGTAGAGTTTTTTACAATACAAGATTCTCAAATTATCTCGGTGAGAACCGAGCGATATTAGATATTGTGGAAAGATTTGTTCCTGACGGACCTGCACCAAGTCCATCACCAACTCCTACCATTACAATAACTCCTACCCCAACAATAACAATTACTCCTACCCCAAGTATCACTCCAACAAGAACGGTGACTCCTACGGTGACCGCTACCCCAACGGTTACACCAACGACAAGTCCAACGGTAACACCAACTAAAACTATAACTCCTACTCCAACCAAAACTCCAACACCAACGGTTACTCCAAGTGCAAGTCCTGGTCCTGCGATTGACCCTGACGCACAAGCGTTCATCACCGCTACAGGTATTTCAGGATTGGATGCAACAGCAATCAATACATTGGTTCTTGACCTTAAATCATACGGTCTATGGACTTTAATTGATGCGTTCTACCCATTTGTAGGTGGAACTGACTTTACTTGTAAATTCAACCTCAAAGACCCTCAGGATACAGATGGTGCTTATAGAATGACTTTTAATGGAACTTGGACTATAGATTCAAACGGTGTTAAACCAACTTCTAAGAGTAATTCAAATTATGGTGATTCACATTGGAACCCTTATGGAACAGGTGGTAATAGAGATATTGACCACCATCTATACAGATATGTGAATGGTGTATACAATGTAGGTTGTGATTACGCAGGTGTTGCAGGTCCTTACACCATGATGGGAGCATGTGCTCAACTTGAATGGTTTGATGGTGGTGGTTCTTTATCTGGAGGTGGTGCAGTTGCGGGAACCGGAGGATATTCTCAAGGTATCAGTAGAACCGCAAGTAACATCGCAAGATTCTTCAGAAAATTACAGGGTGGTTCATGGACATTATTTGGAACTATCGGAACTATCGCAACACAGTCTTCAAATTCAATGTATATTGGAGCGATAAACGGAGCAAGTTTCCCTGAAGAAATGAGATATGCTTCTTTATCTTATGGTGAAGGATTATCACAAACTCAGATTGGTAATTTGGATTTGGTTGTTACAACCTTTAACACAACATTAAGTAGGAATTTCTGATGATATATTTAAATCAAGGACAAAACAACCAAGCAGCAGCGGTATGTTCCCGTAACAAAACACTTACGGGTAGTGTGACTTATTTGTTTTCAATGACCCATAAATTGTCCAATACAAGATACCGTTTTATTCCCTTTAGAGTCCCACCAAGCGTGAATGGATACGAACCGGCTTACGACCTATTTTGTATTGATATTGATGATGCAATTCCTGAGGTCCTGACCGGTGCTACAATCTGTGGTCAAACCAACGTTCACTTGATTCCTGGTGAATACGCATTAAAATGTTATGAACAGTATTCAACAACAAACCTGAATCCTGCACTGTCTCATGATGTGGTTTACGAGACCTTGGTAAATGTTGTTGGAACCAACCAAAATAACCCTACCGTTTACTCAGGAACAACGGATACTTATGTAATATACAATCCCAATAACGACTAATGATTAAGATAGACCAAATGAATTTCTCCTTGGACAACATCGACAGATGGGAGGAGAGAATGTTTAAAGGAGAACCCTTCGTGAGATGGGGTGTAGATAATATGGAAGTTCAACGACTTTACCATTATGTAGATTTCTCACCAATCAACAACGCTTGTATTCGTTCCAAGGTAATGAATGCTGCGGGACAGGGATTCGTAAATGACTACAGAATTAATACCAAGGAGACATTGAATGATGTTATCCAACAGATGTTTTTTGAGTTTGTTGTAACGGGTAATTTATTCCTTGAAATCGTATGGAAAAAAGACCGTAGAGAAGGTATCTCAGGGTTCCATGTAATTCCGTCCAAATACATGAGAGCAGGTCAACCAAAGAACACAGAATTGTATTCTGATACTTGGTATTTTTGTAACGACTGGTTGACATGGAAAAAATCAGGTATTGTAGAACTAAAAGAATTTGACCCAAATTGTTATACTGACCGTCAAATTGTCCATGTAAAATCATATCAGCCGGGTTACCTATTTTATGGGTCACCTGAATACACATCTTCGTTGTTAGATATCCGCTTATCAAGAGCGATTTCTGAATACAACTTATCAAATATATCCAACGGTGCATCACCTTCACTTTGGGTTCACTTCCCTGAATCCGCACCTGACTCTCAGAACGAACAAGAAAACGTTCTTCAGAGATTAGAAGACCGTTACACAGGAGCAAGAAATACAGGAAGAATTATCGTATCATGGGGAGGTCCTGAAGGAGAAAAACCTGAGATTACCCAAATTGCTCAAAACATGCAACAGGGTATGTTCTCTGAGATTTTCGCTTTGGTTAGAGAGAACATTCTTGCAGGTCACAGAATCCCTGACCCATCACTGTTAGGTCTTCCAACACCAACAGGATTTTCTTCTCAAGCGGACCAAATTGAAACCGCATATAAGTTGTTCACCACAACCACAATTAAACCGTTACAGGAGTTCCTAATAAGGGAATTACAACCTGTTATGGAACTTATGTATCCAGGTCAGGAGATTGACCTATCAATCACACCAAACCCAATCTTATCATAATGGTAAATGTTCTTTTAATATCCGAACAGAAACTGAAGGACTCAAGTCCTTTGGACCCCAATATCGATTCTGAGGAATTGCGTTACGCAATAGCGACAGCACAGTTAATCTTTATTCAAGAGACCCTTGGAACGAATTTCTACAATCAGATTTTGGACCAAGTTTACACAGGTGATATCTCGTTATCTGCAAACACCTACAACAGGGAGTTGTTGAACAATTACATTCAACCTACCCTGATTGCTTATTCATATTATTTGGTGCTCGATAACCTCTTTGTAAAAGCAGTTAACGTAGGTCTGCAACAATTCAGAAGTGAGCAATCCGAACCGATTGGTATTAAGGAATTCCGTTACCTGAAAGAACAAGCACAACAACGTGGAGATTTCTTGAACAACCTCATGAGAAGACACCTTGTGTTTGAGCAATGGAAGTATCCAAAGTATTCTGAGATTGGAGTAAACAAAGGTCAGTTGATTCCTGAGTTTGCAGGAGCATTTAAGACATCAATTACCCTCCCAACATCAAGAAGGTTCGTTGGTCAATATGGAGTTTCTTACGGTTCAATATTTGACTGTCCTGTTCCATTTTGGTATGGAGGTAGAGGACGTTCAGGTGAATAAGATGGACAAGGATACCGTTATAGCAAACACACTTACCATGGGTGCTGTCGGAATGACAGTAATGAGTCCCATAGAAATCCTAACGATTGTCTCGTTAATGACCGCTATAGGACTCAATCTTATTTTGATGTGGAAGAATCTGAAACCAAGTAAGAAGGAACAAACTTCTGAATAGGAGTTAGAACATACTCGTTACTTGGTATAATCATAAAATCCAACTCAAAAAGGATTTCCCCACACATTTTGCTCATTTTAATATCGTCTTTTAATACCGACATTATTTTCTGAGCAATTTGATTTGCAAAATGACGATGTAACATATCGTCCAACTCATCCATCTGAACCATTCTCTTATAGAAATCTATGTTCAGTGAATTGTAACATCTGATTCTTTCAGGGGTCATATAATCTGTTTATCTTCCAAAGGTTCTTCATAGAACACTGAGTAGTCAATGACGATGATATCGTCATCATCAACGTTTCCTTCAATCCAGCGGACGTAAAAAACGTTGTCGTGTTTATCCATGACAACCGCTTCGTTATCGTTTTTACGAATGGTTACCTGAACGGTTTCAAAATCCATACTCATCTCCTCCAACACATCACTTAGGAAGTGGAGAATCAAATCATTGGGATTTGAATATACGTTGTCGTAGTATCTTACTTTACTCATTTTTGTTTCTCTTTTATGAATTTGTCCACACCCTTGGATTTTTCAATAATCTCTTTGGTTAAACCGTTTTCAACATATTGAACCAAGTGTTCAGATGTCGCAAGTAATTCCAACATTGTGGGTTCCAAACCCATGATTGAAAAGAATTCAATGGTTCGGGTTAGGGATGATTGTCTGATGATAAGTCGTTCTTTATTGTCCATTTTTTGATTTAATTGAGGTTTGATTAGTTTGTGATTTTTCTTTGGTGTAAAGGTAAAAATCTAAATCCTTAGCGAATTTCTGTTTCTCCAAAACAGGAATTGTTTTCTCGTAGTTTTTCTTTTGTTGTCCCATACCACAAATATAAAAAACTGTTTTGACTAAAACAAATAGTCCGAGGTAATTCTTCGGGTAACTGTTCTCTCCAATTCGTTGAGTTCATTTATCAGTGCAATGAACGTGGGGTCAGTTGGGGATACCAATACACAGTATTTCCCAATGAAGTTATTCTTGAGGTTCTGAGCGACCTTAAGTTGGTTTTGATTCTGAACTGAGTTCATAACCTTTCTGACATACTGTAAATCTTTTTCGTATTGATTCATAATTGGTGTTTGATTTGAAATTGTTGATGGATTGGAATCTCACTGTTGGTATCGTAACCAAGTAGGGTTAACATCTCCATCGCTTGTTCCTTTTCGTTTTTCCTTGCAAGGTCATTACTCCTTGGTCCGTTGTGTAGTTTGACAATCTCCCGACAGTTGTATTGGTAACCGTGTCCCCCTTTGCTTCGTTGAAACTCATCACAAGGGTGGAACTCCTCGTGTTTGGAACAGAAACAATGGGGAACACCGTTCTCAACTTTGTAACGGATTACTTTGTCCCTACGGATTTGTTGGTAGGTGTTAATACATTTCCGACAGTAATAGTGAAATCCTGTTGCTGACCCTTTCTTCAACGCAAAGTCAGAGCATGGTTCATAACCCTCATGCTTTAAACAGTAACAATATTCAATACCGTCTTTCTCGTATTTTCTATCCAAGTTTTGCGACATCGTCAAATACCCATTTATCGTGGAACCTCATTAAATCCTCCACAGACGGTCTTTCGGTCATCATTGGACCTCTACCCTCATTTTTAAGAGAACCGTCCTTATATCTCAAATAAACATACAAATTGGAGGTATCTGATAATACCACACCAATGACGGTTTTATATTTGGTTCCCATGATGTCAGTATTCACGTAGTAGGTCCCACCAAGTTCATACTTCATCACGAAGGAATGGTTCTCGGTATTCCATCTTTTGTTTCTACGAATACTTGAGATGTGGATACGGGATAATGACTCACCCGAATTGGTTCGGTAGATTCTTGCGATTTCACTGTTGTTTAGACCCATGTCAAACATTTCATGTAGACGTTCGAGGTCATCTGTTGTCGGATTGATTTTACTTGCTCCTATCATGATTTTAAAGATTGTGTTTTATTTCAAATTGTTTCCATACAGGAAGTTCATTAGGTCCAAATTTGTAACCGAGATTCTTCAGGACAAGTTCGGTCTGTTGGAAATCTGAATCCGTGATTGCGTTCATCTTCAGGTGTTCCATCTCAGGGTCATTGTCTGATTTGTCTTTTACAAAATGGATTTTACATTTGTAGGTCTTACCGAACGGAGTATGAACTGAATTATAGAACTCATCCTCATGTTTGTAATCACCACACAACCTACAGAAATAGTAGATTCCGTCTTCCCTCCAAAGTTTCCTTGAGAGGTATGCGTTAATACGTTTGTTTCCCATACCTAATAAATATATCACCACTTGACTAAAGGTCAATAGATGAGTATACTTGTGTTATGAAAACAGATAAGATGATACCGATTGAACGTGAGTTACATCAAGAGATGAAAGTTCACTGTGTTACAAACCACCTGATTATGAAACGAATCGTTGAAGATTTGATGAGAGAGTGGTTAGATAAAATGAAAAAGGGAGAAATAAATTCTCCCCTTAACAAGTAAAAAATTACATTATGGACACAGTTATAATTTTAAGAAGTTATTTAGAAAGTATCAAGGATTTACCTGACGACAAACGGTTATTTTTTTGGGAATCAATAATTCAATACGGACTCAACGGGGTTGAACCCACAGTCAATGGTCTTGAGAAATCACTATGGGTTTCAATCAAATCCTCTATGGATTCAAACATCCGTAGATACAATACTTCCGTTGAGAACGGTAAAAAGGGTGGTGCTCCCAAGGGTAATAAGAACGCTAAGAAACAACCTGAAACAACCCAAAACAACCCAATTCAACCTAAAACAATCAAAAACAACCTTAATAAGGATAAGGATAAAGATATGGATATATCTTTATCTTTTATCAAAGATAAAGATGATATAGTTGAAGTAGAAGTTTTTAAAACTCCTTTTGATATTGATTACACGAGTTTGGGAGGGTATGGAAAGTTCTTACAAACTTTCCCCCTCACCAAACATCGTGAAATAGATTTGGGGAAACAGATATGGGATACATTTTCTCAAGAAGAAAAACAAGATGTCATGAGACACTCAACGATGTATGTCAAAGACATGACTTCAAAGAAACAGGAAATGTATATGAAGAACACACTGTCCTATTTGGAGAGTGAGTTATGGTTGGAAATGAAAGCAAGAAGTTTTACCAAGAAACCAGTTGAGAGGGGATTGGTCAATATGACTTTTGTTTCGTATTTTTCTAAAGTGAATGGGGTTGATATGGATTCTGCACAGAAATATCTCTATCGAGAAAGTAGTGATGAACAGTTTTCAAAAGCATTCAAGGAGTATAAAGAACACACAAACAAAATTTTAAAATTGAAATGATACAAGTTAAAAAATTAGAGAATGAAATGGAACTCAAGATGATGACAAAACGAATCTTGGTAAATCTATTTGAATGGGAATCCTTCAAGGACAATCTGTTTTACTATGAGGACAAGAAACGAATTAAGATTTCTCCTGAAGATTTAATTTGGGTGGACTTCAATCTTATTCACGGGAAACACAGACCTAATTACCGAGATGAGAAACAACGGAGATTTGATATTGAACATCTCCTGAGTAAAACAAATTGGGTTTCAAGATAATTTAGTTTTGTAATAACACTTTTTTTTCTCAATCAGATTGGTATATTTATTCTATACATCGGTCGGTTTTTAATGTTCCCATATAATTGAGGATTTGATGTCTGTCCCCCTGTCTTAACTGATGGGGGGATTTTTTTTTAAAAAAAGTTTGTGTGGTTAAAATCTTTGTTGTATGTTTGTAGAACAATTAACAACACAGACAATGAAAACTCAGAAACACGATTACATCTTACTCGACATCGAGACCATGAACTTCCCCAAGGATTTGGTTATCTCTCAATGGGACCTGACCATTCTTCACAACCTATGTGTTGATGTCCTGAACCAACACCCTGAGATGATTGGTATTGAAATCATCAAGGACCAACTCGCAAGTGTTATTGACCTTCCAACAATCCCTGACGAGGGTATCTCTGACTTCGAAATGGATGAGGACCAATGAAAACAAATTGGAACAAAACCAAGAAGGTTGAGTTCTTGTTGAACTCCATGGAGAAGAACCAACTCATCGAAACCCAGTTGAAAAAGATGAGTTGGACTCCAAGGGAGTTTACCTTACTCCTCCCAAAGTTGACTCACAGTGAGATTGACTACATGTATGAAAAAGTTTTTAAAGAACTTGTGTAGTTCAGAAACCC